GGTTCACTAACAGGATTAACATTAATATCATATCTACCATACACTTCTTTTAATGTTAATAATAATTGATATTTAGAAACACGTTCTCCTTCTAATATAGTCTCTGTTTGTTGTGTATCCCAATTTGCCATTAAAAAAGTACAATGTTTAGCCCACATTAAAGTAGTATTTCCATTCCAATAACACTCTGAGTACCCATTTACTGTTCCAGTTTGGGAAAGAAACCATTCCATTAAACTTGCTTTAGTATTAACTTCAGGACCTAAAATAGAAGTTTTAATAATTTTAGTATTTTTACCTGAAGATTTAATCCATTCAGCTGCTATTCTTTTAGAATTTCCATAATCATCATTATCAATTTCACAATCAGTACCCGGGTGGATAATGTTACAATTGGCATTTTTATCTAACCATTGAGGTAATTCCCAATTGATATTAAATTGGTTTGTTCTTTGATGTATTGCTCCTATACAATTAATAATAAAATCTCCATCAAATTCTTTAATTGTTTTTTTAAAAGAAGATGAGGGCCATCTTTTATCTATTGTTACAAGTTCATCATAGGGATTATTATACTTTAGGTATTTTAGTACCATATGTCCTAACATTCCTTTATGCCCTAAAATTAATATTTTCATGGTTTAAAATAATTATAGTTTTTTAATATATTCTTTAATTCACTTTTAGACATACATACAACATCACTAGTAAATTCACGACCATCCCATTTTTCTTGAGTTTCTTTATAATGCATATAGTAAGTATTATCAGATGGATTATAATATGTTCTTGGTAATTCTTCTTTTGAAATCATCATCTCATGAAGTTTTTCCGATATACGAGGTGTTCCTAATGTATATTCTAAATTAAATTCTTCATTAAATATTTCAAATAAATCTTTTATTTTGAATGATTTTAAATTAGGAATTACATTATACCCTGTAACTTTTAATCCTTGTTCAATTAAATCCATAGCTCCTTCTATATCAATTACAAAACGTGTCATTTGTTCTGAGTATAGAGTTAGAGGATAATTTTTATTAATTGAATCCCAAATTAATGGTATAATACTACCAGTAGAATTAATAACATTACCGTATATCGCGGTAGATAAACGCACATTAGAATTTTCTGCATTCACTATAAATGACTCACCAGCTACAAATTTCATTGCGCCATATAATGTAGTTGCCGCTCTTGATTTATCTGAGGATATAAAACATGCTGCTTCAAAATTATTATCTTCTGCTGCTCTTCTAGAATTAATAGCACCATCTATAAGAACTTTAATTGATTCTTCAACATTTTGATCTACAGCTCCTATTTGTTTTAAAGAAGCAGCAAATATTCCTATATTATGTCCAAAAGCAGAACGTGTTAATAAATCATAATTACGAATATCTCCTATTATACATTTGATATTGGGGAATTCTTTTTTTAGATAATAGTGTTTTGCTTCATCTCTAGAATAAATAGTAATTTCGTTATCATTATAATAACGTTTAACTAAATTTTTACCTAAATATCCTGCTCCACCAGTAATGAATATTTTTTTATTTTTTATCATAGAGTATCGTAATATGAATTTTGATGTTCCTGTCTTTTTATATCTTTTGGATGATATAAACAATATTCTTCTTCTGAAGGGAGTGTAGCAAAGGTTTTGTATCCATCTAATACTTCATGAACCTTATTTTTCCATTTAATATAATGTTTATTTTTCCAAATACGCCATTGATGATCAGGGAAATTTAACCAACCTTTATCATTCATTCTCCAATACCATTTATTAATATGTTCCTTAGTTATACCTTCAACAGTATTTATTCTAGGAACTAAATATACTTCATTATTAGGATTACTTTCTAATATTTCAGGTAAATGATTTAATAAAGTTTCATGAGGCATTTCATCAGCATCAATTTGGAATATGTAATCTCCAACACATAGGCTAGTTAAATAATTTTTCCAATCAGCAAAATGATTTTTAAATGTCTTAGGGGTTAATTTTATATATTCATGTTTTTTTAGTTCTATCAAATATTCCCATACTTCTGCTGTTCCTCCTTTTTTATCAAATAAAACTACTATTTCATCTTCTTCTCTAATATTCAATAAAAGAAACGAAAGTAACCTTTGAATTTCCTCATATTCATTACAGACTGTAATTGCATAACTTATTTTCATATCTATTCTGGTAATACCCCAATATATGAAAGAGCTTCTATAAAATCACGTTCTATAAATTGTTTTAGTGTAGACATATCTGCTCTATATTCTTCACCATTATATTTTTCTCTTTCATTTTTAGGAATTTTAACCGCTTTAACAGCACCCCAAGACCAATTATCTTTATCTGATCCATTAGCAAATACCATACCTAATTCTTTAATATTAATTGTATTAGGCAACCATACTAATTTAGTTTCTGGATCAGTCCAAGCTAGGTCTTTATAAATTTCAGGTAAAATATCTGTTTGTTCTTTATAGAATTCAGAACCTTCTAACATTAAAGTATTAGTCCAAAATCCACAAGATAAACTATAGTAGTTAGTAATATCTTTACTTATTTCTGTTTTATAACATAAATCACCCCCAGATTTAGGGCAATTTACTATTTCATCAAAATTCATATTAATCTAATTTTTTTAATTTGGGTAAATTTAATTTAGGTAAACTTAATTCTACCTGTTTAGGAAATTCAGGTATTAATCTATCAAGACTGCTTTCAACTAATTCTTGCATTTTTTTCCAACTAAAATTTGTTTTAGCAAATTGTTTTTGTTGTTTACCTTTAACACTAAATTGTTTATATTTTGAATATACTTCTTTTAATGATTTTGATAAGTGATTACTACTTACTTGAAACCATTTGCTTTCTCTAATTAACCAATTATTAGCAGCACTTGGATGTACATTCTCTAAATTACCAGGTAATAAATAAGTAAATGAAGGGTTTAAAAAATCTAAATGACCTGACCAACCACTAGCTATAATAGGTTTACCTACAGCTGAAAATTCTAATAAGGGTCTACCAAAACCTTCTCCTTTTGTAGTAGTAACCATAGCTTTAACTTTAGGATTATTATATAATTCATTCATTTCATAATCACTAAATTCTCCATTTATAAGATAAACATTAGGTAAATCATTTGAATTAATTGTTTTTTTAATATTTCTAATTTTATCTAAAATCTCTTCTCTACTTATATAAGAAGAGGTACCTGCTGATGCTTTTAGTATTAAAGCGGGTTTTTGTTTTTTGTTTTTAAATGTATTAAAAAATTCTTGAACTAAAACACCTACATTTTTTCTATCATGACCATGATCTCCATGCATCCAGTGTCCTACAAATAAATAACAAAATGATTCTTTTATGTTAGATAAGTCAAAAGTTGTTAATTCGCTATTTTTTAATGGTTTATAAATGTCTAAATTTACTCCTTCAAATATAACCTCTATAGGTTTTTCTAATTTTAATGTTCCAGATTTTCGTTTTGTTCTAGGATCCATTTTATCAAACATTGCCCTTTCAAAAACAGTTTTAGCATGGTTAGAAGAAACCCAATTTATATCCATTCTATTTAAACCTTCAACCCATTCTCCTTTACATGCTGTAGATTCAATTCCAGCTGTTAAGCCAATATTATATTTACCAACAGGTTGAAATTCATTAGGGATTGTAATTTGCATCCAAATATCAGGTTTTGATTGATTCCAATCTTGGGTTGCTAAATGATTTAAAAGAAATCCCCATTCAGGGTTTTCTTTACAAAAACCCCAAGAAGTTTCTCCCCATTTTTGGGATAATAATTCAACATTATATTTATTTGTTTGAATAATAGCTTTTACTATATCTCTACTTCGTGCCCCATAACCTGAATAGGTATCAAAAGGACAACTTATTACAAAACGTGGTTTACTCATTAATATATAATTTTATGGTTTATAAATTTACCTTTATATTCAGTAGCATTAATTAATTCATATTTTTCTCTTGGCTCCCAAATTTTAAACATTGCATCTGCGGCTTCAATGAATCTTTTACCTTGATGTATAGACGTAAAACCAGCTTCATCACTTAGAGCCCATTCTCTACCTTTTAGACCTCTTTGTTTCAATTCTTCTCTACCTAAGTTATAACATTCTTTAATTCTTTCTGCTGCATCTTCAAACGAACATCTATCATCATAGATATAAGGTGTTGGAGGAGACCCTTGAATAGATCTATTAGTTGGATAAACAGGAAACGCCCATTCACCATGTTCTTTGTATGTACCTCTATGATTGGAAGGTATATTAGCATCAGGTTCGAACCATTTACCTTTATCATCTATAAATCTCATTTGATCTTGCATTCCACCCGTTGTGTTAGCAATAACAGAAGTACCTGCTAATATAGCTTCAGTAATTGTTAATCCCCAACCCTCATTAGATGTTAATAAAATTTGAACATCAGCTATATTATATAAGAAATTTAATTGTTCTTCTGTAAATTTACGATCTAAAATTATATAACTATTTTCATAATTTTCACCTAATATATAATCTGCTACTTTATGTAAATTTGTACCTGCATCAGTAACTCCTTCAGATTTAATTACTAACCTACATTTTTCTGCTTTTTCTTTAGGTAAAGAATCTAAAAACAATCTGTAAGCCATTATAGTATCAGGAATTGCTTTTCTTCTAATATTTCTAGAATTAAAAAACAGTACAAAGTCTACTGGTTTATCTCTAAACATTTGTTTTCTAAATTCAACCATTTTTGGATTTGGATCCTTAATAGGGAAGAATAAATCAGGATTTTTACCATGAGGTAAATACCTAAATACTGTATTTTTTTCTGATCCTTTTAATACTAATTTATTAATATTAACTGTTTGTTTTGAAATACCCATTAACAAATCACAAGCTTCATAATATGGTTTATTATACATTGGAGCTGGGTAATCATCCCAAATATTCAAATACATAATTGGAATTTTCTTTCTTATTTCAGTTTCCATATTCCATATGTGCATAAAATATCTAGGATCTGTAAATAACATTAGGGCATCAGGTTTTTCTCTAGCTATAATTTCTCTAACACTATTACTAGTTCCATACCCATCAACTGGGTATAGCAAAACATTAGAATCCTTAAGTCCAGTTCCTTCATTAAAAGAATCTGATAGATCTAATATTTTTCCTTTATCTGGATGTTTAATTGAACCTGCCATTTGTACCCAATTAAAATGTTGGCATGTAGCAAGAACAATCTCTTTAGCAACAGTAGCTACCCCAGAATGAACTCTAATATCATCACAAATTAGAAGTATTTTTTTTCTTTTATCCTTAGGGATATATTTAAAGTCTTTATTCATCGTTTTTTATATCGAGATTAATTTGATTAGTAATTTGTTTACGAAAATCTTCATCTGTAAGATACAAAAACAAAGCTCGATCGGCAAGTTTTTGGAATGAAAATTTACGTTTTACACATTCAATTTTAAAATTCTCGAATAAATCGCTCTTGACTTTAACACTAGTTAGTGTCATTGGTTTTTTTGCTGTCATAATCTTTATTTATTAAAACGTTTATTATACATATATAAGTATTACTCAAAATGCGCCTTTGCTCCACATAATTCTTTATCTTCTCCATAAGGACAAAATGTACAATTCCATTTAGAAGGTGATTTTGGGTAATCTATTTCTTTAATATTTCCATTTGAGCTAAAACATTCTGTTATAAAATCATTTATAGCATTATTAGCTCTATTTATTTTTATTTTTCCACTAGGTGGCACAAATGTTTGTACCCTATATGCTTGATGAGGTGACATTATTTTTTCATCATCCCAATCTAATACTTTTCTTTTAACAATGAAAAATTCAATATCAATTTTATCTAAGGGGATCCCATATTGTTCAGAAAAGAATTTTTTATATAATATTAACTGAAAATGTTTATCTTCATTTTTCTTGTCATACTGATTCCATCCTTTAGTACTGGTTTTTATGTCGATTATTTTAAATGTATCTGTATTTTCATTGTATGTGACAACATCTAGATAACCCATGTATAATATGTTATTATACATTTTATTTGGCGCAATTACAATTGGTATTTCACAACCAACTAAATATGTACCTTTTTTACTAAAATATCTACTACGTTTTTTCTTAAACCAATTTAAAATAGACACTCCATCCTCAAAAAATTCTCTCATTTCTTCAGCAGAAGAAAAATGTTCATTATTATTGGTTTTATACTGTTTTTGATATTCACCTATAAATTTTTCTTGAAAAAATTCTTCCATATTAATTTCTCTATCAGCAGCAGCTGCAGATTTTTCATACATTACATCTAAATAATGCTGCATTGCTTCATGTATTGCTGTTCCAAATACAGTGTGGATTGAAGAATTAAATCTTTTAATTTTATCCTTATATTGGAGTTTCCAACGATAAGGACAACTTCGAAAAATTGACATCTGAGAATAGGATATATTCTTTTGATATGCGAAATTAATTTCCTTAGGTGGATTGTTTTTAATCTCCTTTACTATTTTAGGTATTTTTTTAGCCAAACTATTTTTTCCATTTATCTCGACCTACTAAAAGACCGATTATTCCATAATTGGCAATATCAATAAATGTATCTTCCATTCCCTCTCCTTTAACAAAGTTTTTACCATTAACTAGAAGGTTTTTTAGTCTACTAATTTTATCAGTTAATCTAATACATAACCCAGTAAGTGAGAATTTTTTATCCTCTTTATTATTAAGGATGTCTCCACCTAATGCTATATTATTTAACCCGTAATCCATATGTTTACGAGCAAACATTTCATACATTTCTTTTTGAATATTTTTGAATTCTTTAGATAATTCAGGGTATTCTTTTTCAAATATTTTAATATCTGATTTTGGAAATTTTGCATCCATAATTTCTCTATCGCTCATATTGTCTAATTTTGTTTCTAACCTATCAAAATAGGCTTGTATTGAATCACCCATTGATTTGTGCTTTAGGATCAAAATATTGACCTAATGCCTCTAATCGGTCATCAGCATCAACTAATAATGTAAGTGCTTCTTCAGCATTTTTATAAAAATCTTCTGTGGAATGGTCTCCAATTCCAACTGCTTTATTACCTAATAATTCAAGTGATAATAATGCTTTAGCTTTATCTGCTTCAGCAGATGTTTTTAACATATTGAATAATTCTTTTGTCATGATATATGATGTTTTAAATATGGTTCTATAAATTTTCTATAATTGGCGTCCAATATAAGAAAAAATTGATCATTATCCAAGTCACAATTTTTTTCTTTTAACTGTTTTATAACTTCTAATCCCCACTTTTTTTTATCTACATTTAAAAAATCCTCTAAATTTGCATCATAGGGTTCTATTTCATCATCTAACTCTAACACATGATGTTTAGCTGATATTACTAATATCTTGTCGGCATTCATATTTTTAGCTAATTTTAAAAAATCATTAAATCTAGGAGATGGAGAATACAAATCTTCAACTTTAGATTTATAATTTAATTTTTCTTTGGTACAAGATAATAAAACTACTTTTCTCATTTTAGTTTTTTTATTTCTTTCTTATCTAAACCTTTACTAACTAATATATTTTCAATTTTATTTTTGGGTAAAAAAGATAAATATTCTTTTGCTTCTTTGCTTGAACATTCAAAATAATTTTTGATGTGGTCTACTAACTCTTTATTAGGTTGTTTTACCTTAGATTTAATATATTTATTCCATTTGTTATTTTTAGGGATAAATTCTTTATATACATTATAAATCATTCTTTTTTCCTGTGGAGGAAAATCTTGAACATAATTTACAATTTCTAAATAATCAGGATTCATAGATAAAAATCTATGTATCATATAACTATTCCAAACCTCCCAATCTTTATCTGTAAAAGATTCAACTGGGGGTTTGGTAGTATTAATTGCTTTTAACCAATCAAAAATATTTTTCATTAAATAAGCTGATCTTTGTATTCTTCTCTTAGATCTACAGGAACTGAACTTTTTAGAATTTTGTATGTGTCTGGATCATAAAATACAGGAATTGGTAAAAGTGCATCTTCATCAGTTCCAGTAATAAATTTAGAAACTGTACGTAGTACAAATCCTTGTTTAAAAATGATTCCTCCATTAGAGTTTTTAACTTCCGTAGTATTTTTTAGATCAATCGGAGGTCCTTGTTGTGGTGCTTGTTGCATAATTTAATTATTTATTATTTATTAAGTTTTGAATTAACGACATTGTATTTATTTCCTTGTCGATTCGGAAATTTGCTTTATATTGGTGTTCATTTATTAAAATAGCAACTGTACCTTCTTTACCAGGTAAATATTCAGATGCTCTTTCATATAGTGCTTTAAATAACTCATCAAAGTCATCTACATTAGCATCTGCTATAATTTGGCGTATATCATTAAATTTGGATTTATTTGATAATGCTGTAATAACTTTATCTATATAATTAGATGATACCAATACTGATTGGTCTAATTTTAATGTGTTATCTTGTGTAGATAACTGTATTGTATTAATACACTTACGTAAATCGGGATAATATTGATTAACTAGAGGTACTAGATCATTTATTTCATGTGTAATAGACTCTTCATTGCAAATCCAATTTAAATGTTTAGCAACATCCTTTTTAGTTGGAGGTACAATTTTAAGTACTTGACATCTAGATTGTAGAGGATCAATAATACGCTCTACAAAATTACAAGTCATAATAAATCTTGTCGTACGCGAGAAAGTTTCGATGATATTACGAAGTGAAGCTTGTGCTTGGATAGTAAGAAAATCAGCTTCGTCTAAAATAACAACCTTAAGGGGTTTAAATGAAGCAACGGATGCAAAACTAGAAACTTTATCTCTAATAGTTTCAATACCACGTTCATCTGATGCATTAATATATAAATGATCACAATCCAGACTATTGACAATAATCTTTGCTAATGTTGTTTTACCAGTTCCTGCAGGACCATAAAATATAAAATTTTGTATATCATTTTGGTTTAAATAGGCAGATATAGACTTTTTTATGTTTTCATTACCAACATAATTATTTAATGTTTTAGGTCTATATTTTTCTACTAATAAACTATTGTCCGAATTCGCCATATATTGAATATTTCTTTTCTGGTTCTGGTATTACTTCTGTTTCTTTAGAATCAATTGCATATAAATTACTTTTTAATGGTTCTAATCTATAACTACCTTTAAATCCTGTTTTAACCATATATGCTTCCAAGGTATCAGTTAATGATTTATGTATAGGACCATCAGGTTCATTTGCAACTAATCTCCATTTATCGCCCGGAGGAACTCTCCGAGCGATTAGGATATTTTTTTCTTCAATTTGTGTAGCCATAATATACGAACTATTTTTACATCATCCCCATCATTGATGGGTCTATTTGTGGTTGTTTTGATTCTTCACTCGGTTCATCTACTACAGTACATTCTGTAAGTAATACAGTACCCGCTACTGATGCAGCGTTTTGTAGTGCTGTTCTAGCTACTTTAGTTGGATCAATTATTCCAGCTTCTTTCATATTAGCTTTCTTTCCAGTTTTAATATTAAACCCAGTCCAAACATCATCACCTGAATTAACTAAATTATCGGCCATTATTCTTCCATCAACTTCATCCCAACCTGCATTAACTAGAATTTGACTAAAGGGTTTTGAACAAGCAGCTTTTACAATTTGAGCACCTGTTGTTTTAGCTTCTAGACCAGATGAAGCATACAATAATGCTGTTCCTCCTCCAGGTACTATTCCTTCTTCAATAGCAGCTTTAGTTGCGTGTAATGCATCATCAACTCTATCTTTCTTCTCTTTCATTTCGGTTTCAGTATTTCCACCTACATGAATAATAGCTACTCCTCCGACGAATTTCGCCAACCTTTCTTGCAACTTTTCTGTCTCAAACGGCGTTGTTGCTTTGTCGATTTGTTGTTGTAGCTCTTCAATACGTGCTTCAATTTGTTCAATTCCTCCTTTTCCATCTACAATTGTTGTTTGTTCTTTTTCTACTGTTACAGTTCTTGCTTCACCAAACCATTCCCAACTAAATTTATCTAATTTCATTCCTTTTTGCTTATCAAATACTATACCACCAGTTGTGATAGCAATATCTTCTAAAGCTAATTTACGTCTATCCCCAAAGTCAGGTGCTTTAACAGCACATACACTTAAGGTACCTCTCATTTTATTAACAATTAAAGTTGCTAAAGCTTCATTATCAATATCTTCAGCAATAATAAGTAAAGATCTTGCTTGAGCTCCTACTGCTTCTAAAATAGGTAATAACTCTTTTACTTGGGTTAATTTATGATCGGCAATTAGGATAAGGGGGTTGTCTAACGTAGCTGACATTGAATTATTGTCTGTAACAAAATAAGGTGATTTAAAACCTCTATCAAACTGTAACCCTTCAACAGTTTCTAAATAAGTTTCGCCAGTACGAGATTCTTCAATATGAACAACCCCTTCCATTCCTACTTTTTCAATTGCTGTAGCAATTAACTTCCCAGTTTCAGGATCATTATTAGCTGAAATTGATGCAATTTGTTCTAATTGCTCTTCTCCTGAAATTTCTTCTGATGTTTTCTTTAGATTATTAACTACTTCTTTTACAGTTAAGTCAATATCTCTTTTAATTTGAACAGCATTTTCATTATTATTTAAAGCATTTAATCCTGCTTTAACCATTTCACGAGCTAATAAAGTAGAAGTTGTTGTACCATCTCCTGCTTTTTCAGCTGTTTGAATTGCTGCTTGTTTTACTAATTGTACTCCTAATTCTTGTTCTGGGTCTGATAATGTAATTGATTTTGCTACAGTAACTCCATCTTTTGTTGATTGTGGAATTCCATTATTTGCAATTACTACATTTCTACCATTTGGTCCCAATGTTGATACCACTGCATCTGCTAGTGTATCTATACCTTTTACTAGATTTTCTCTAGCAGTTGTTCCTAATGTAACTTGTTTACTCATTTGATAAATCTGTTAAGTGATTAATTTCTTCTGTTGTAACTTCTGTTTGTGCTAATACATCCTCTACAGGGACGTTAATTTTAGCTAAGATTTGATTTTCGGGTCCTACATAATATTCATCCCCATTATAAGGTAATTTTGTAAATCCCATTGTAGGCAAAACAACAACATCTCCTACTTTAAGAGTGGTAGGAATAAAATTTCCCATATGCGTTGATTGTCCAGGACCTATAGACACAATTTCACCTGTTTCATTTTTTTCTTTACCTAAATCTGGTACAATAATTGAGCCATAAGTACTTTCTTCTGCCTCAATTGGTTTTACAATAACTGCGTTAAATAGCGCTTCTAATTCCATCAGTATAATTTTTAATTTGGTTTTTAATTAATTTATAATTTTCTAAATATTCATTTAAACTATCAAAATCTTCCTTTGTAGTTTTTAAATCAGCAATTTTATTAACTGCTTGTTCAAATTCAGGATAATAATATAAAGATTTCTCGTAAGTTTTACTTTTACCTTTAGATCTAAAATGACTTGCATCAGAAGTAACCATTTCTTTTACAGTATAACTGTATTCATCTTTTGTAATGAAATAAGGTTCTAATAATGGGTCAGTAATAGTTTGAATCGATTTTCTTTTTACAGACATATAACTTGTTTTATTTTATTTATCCGTGAATATACGAAATAAAATGCGCTAGGACACGCTTTTTTTTAATAACTTCTATTTAATTTTAATAGTTTTTGGCTTTTTAGATTCGGCAATTGGAATAAAAATATGAAGTAAGCCATCCTTCATTTCTGCTGTTAAACTTTCAAGTTCAAATTTAGCTGCTACTTTATAACCTAAGTTAAAAGATCGTTTAGCTAATCCTTTATAGATATAACCAGAATAATCTTCTTCTTCTTTTGGTTTATCATAGATAATTTTTAAAAGATCTCCATCAATTTCTAGTTGAATATCCTTTTTAGTTAGACCAGTGCAGGCAATCTCAAAGTGAAGCCCTTCTTCGTCATAAAAAATATCTAATGGGTGAGGTTGTTTGTTATCAAACGTTGTTGGTTGAAAAGATCCGTCTGCCTTGAATAGGTTACGGAATAGTAAGTCGAACGGTGTACGTTCATTGAATAATGTACTCATATCATTTAGTTTTGTGAGGCCGTAGCTCTCGGTTAATTTAATTTAAACATAACAACGCGCCCTAGCTGCAATCTTATGTTCTATTATACATATGTGATTACTCATTTCTCGCAATAAAGTATTCACTATTTACTTCTTTTGAATAAAAGTTTAATTTTAACATTCCTTGTTCTGATAGTTTTAATGTACCATTATCCATATCTTTATTGGAGTTTAGAATATCTTTAAATATATCAGAATCAAAAGGAATTTCAATACCACTTTTAGATATATTACCTTGAATTTGGTATGTAATTTTATTTGAAAATCCAGTATTATCACCAAATATGAATTCACAAATATTTGTACCATCCATATCTGTAGTACTAGTAATTAACATATTGTTTACATCTGCTAATGCACTTTTAGCTTTAATTAAATGGTCAATATCTTCTCTAGTTAAATCAAGTTCCATTTCAAATGATTCTGGGTCCTCATAATATGTGTTTTTACCTAAAATGAGAATATCGGCCAATGAATAAGTTAAATCAAAATTGGCATCTGCAAAATGAATTTTAGTATAAACTGCTTTCATTTTTTCTAATGATACCATTAAATCACCATTAGTAATGGATATTAATTTACTTAATTTATGTGTATCAAATACACCTAATTCAGCATCTTCTAATGGAAAATTATTATGTTCTATTTTACATACTCTACCAGATTCTCCTGCATAGATAGTAAGTTGGTTATCTTTAATTCTCCATTTTACTTGGTTATTTAAACCATTTAGGTAATATTTGGAAATAACGGATGTTAGTGTACTCTTATTTATCATAACTGTAATATACGAATTTTATTTTAAATTTCAAACGAATTTAGTGCATTTGTATAAGGATTTAAATCCAATGACCATTGTAAATCACTAAAAAACCCTTCTAATTTATTTAATAATATTGAATCAAATACTTTTTGTCTATCAGCATATCTATCTAAAAATTCTTGTACTTTTTCAGGAATATCATAATCAAAAAATGCTAATGCTTCTATTTTATACGGATTATCTTTACAATAAATCCATTTAACTTTATCAGCCATAGTAATTAAATTATGTTTTCTATCTAATTTCCATAATTTTAATAAATCATTATAACGAATAGCTGCTCTTACGGGTGCAGGAGCACCTTTAAGTATCTCAGTAAACATTTCACCTGCTCTAGCACTTGTACCTTGATACTTTTGGAGTTTTTTAACAGCTGTTGGATTACCTAACTTTGCTAAGGGTATTTCACCACCTAATATTTGCTTTTTAAATACTTTAATTTGGTCTATAATATTAGCTTTTTCTCCACCTTTAAGTACTTGTTGAAGTATATCATTAAAAAATTCCCCTAAAATAGGTGGGAAATTTGCTTTCATAAACTCTAAACCTTTAATATCTAAAGATTCTTTTTCAATACCTTCTTGTTTAGTAATCCATTGAGCATAACGACGGGTTGCTCTAAAGTAAGCTGAACGAATAACACATTCAGTTTTCATTTCAAGTCTATGTTCAGGAACATTAAAACATTCTTTAGCTAGAATATCATAATGATCTGTAATAATATCTTGATATTTAAGTGCTACTTTTTCTAAAATATCATCTTTTTCTTTATCACTGAATTCTTCAAAGTTAGGATATAAATGAAGTAGTATAGGTTCTGCATTAAAATAATTAGAATCAGTGTCTACATAAGCACAATAATTTTCATCATTTTCATCACATATCCACCAAGGTGTTTCTTCTAGATGTTTCATATAATTTTAATTAAAATTTACCGTGATTACATTTACCTTTAAGATAATTTTCATTGGCTATCTTAATACCTAACCATATTTCTTTAAAGAATTTTTTTATCATATTTATCATAACTTTCTTTAATTAAGTATTTTAATTTAGTAGCAGACCAACCATGACTTCTATTTAAATAATGTACATCTATTTTAAGATCATCACCAGTAAAAGGTTCATTAATATAATCACTTCCTAAAAATCTTATATCAAACTCTCCTTCTTTTAATAAATGATAAAGTTGTTCTTCATAAGTGTATCTTATAACATCATCTACATACCTAATACTCATTAATATATCTTTTCGACGTTTTGGAGATAATATAGGTCTCATCTTTTCTGGTCTTTCTATAGATGGATCCGTATGGAGTAATACTATTAAGCAATCACAATTTTCCTTTGCTTCTTTAAATGCTTCTAAATAACCAGGATGATATATATCAAATGCTCCTGCTATAACTCCTTTAATCATTAATATTTTTTATATGATTTTTCTTCTACTAAACCTGATGATGTCATTAAATTAATTAATTTTTTGACTTCACATCTTTTATCGTTTGTAATATACACAGAACGAGCTAGTTCTACAAATTCTTTATCAAATCTTTTTTCACGTTCACAATCTCTAATCCAATCTTCTATATCCCAGAGTTGCCCATTAATTTTAGCTAATTCAAGATAATGATTTTGTAGTTGACCATCATATTTTTCAAATAAGTCTACAACTAAAGGATTTAATGTATCAAATTCTTTTTGAACATTTACTAATTTTTCTTCATCTTCAATTTTAAGTAGTTTTAACTCTAAAATTGAAATTTTGTCTAATAATTCTCCGTTTGAAATTTCTACTAACATAATTTTATTTTTAAAATGATCTTTCACCAGATATTGGTGGTAAATTTACAGGTGCATTTCCATTTGAATCTAGGTCATCTCTTAAATCTATAACAATTTTATATGAAATTCCTTTTACTTTAAATTGACCTCCTTGTTTAAGCATTTTTCTAAAAAAGTTTTCTTGAGTTTCACTCCAATCTTCACTTCTAGAAATTAATTCATCTTTTGAAACAGGTTTACCATTTGATGTAATGTGGTGTTTACTTCTAATTGATTGTTTTTTTAATGCCATATTATTCTCTTTTATAATCATCTTCGATTCGGACAATATCGTCTTCACCAAAATATGTTCCTGTTTGTACTTCTATAAATTGAACTATTTCATCAGTTTCGTTCCAAGCTCTATGTTTTGCTCCTAAAGGAATTTTTACTGATTGGCCCGGGCCTCTAAATATTTTTTCATCGTCTAAAATAATAGTTAGATTACCTTTAACAACAGTCCAAGTTTCTTTTCTTTTATAGTGGTATTGATATGATAATCGGGACTCAGGTGCAACAGTAATTCGTTTTACCTTACATTCAGGAGAATCTAATAATACTTCATACATTCCCCAAGGTCTACTTTCTATTTCCATTATATATCTAATTTTAATTCCCCACGCATAACTTTATTCATATGACGGTTAGCACATAAAGCTGATTCTTGTATAATTCTGTGACCAGATAATGTAATTGCTTCACTTAATATAGATTGATTCATACCATATCTAAATGAGGGTAGTGCTGTTGCTCCATATAAACTATTAAGCAAGATTTTCATTGTATACTGCATTAAATGATTATATTCACCTGCTTCTTTATCTCCTGCTTTATATGCTTTTTTCATAGCATTTTTATAAACAACACGTTCTTTAAACCATTTTTTAAGTATAGTTGATAACACTGCCTCTTTATCCGTTCTAAACATTGAACCATTAGCAGCTACAGCTAAATTATTTTGTTCAATCATTGAAACTAATCTACCAACGTTAACATAAGTTTGTTTTCGTTTTGAATTCTCTACTAATAATTCTTCAAGATGATCACGTTCTTTTAAATCATTAAGACCCAATCTATTATTGCGATCATCTGCATCTATAATACGACCTACAAATGTTTCTTTTCCAATGTTAATTGACATGATTATAGATGGATACAGTGATGTTAAATCCTCATCAAACATATACTTGTATAATCCCGCTTTAGGGCAAAAAAGGTATCCTCCGGCATAACCATCTTTCTTTTGTGGGTTAGGTTCTTTAGGTGGTGGGATTATATTTTGAGATAACAAATAAGCTGAAATTGCTCCATCTTGGGTTACACTATTAGAATAAACTTCACTATAATTATGTTTACCTTTATGTGATAGGTTTTTGGTTAAAGCAATATACTGTAATTTTTCATCTAATTTTTGTAAAATTTCAACATCAACAAAGTTATATTGGATAAATTTATGTATATCAGTTTCAAATAATTGATCTAAGTTTCCTTCATATTCAACTTTTTTCATACCAACATACTTTTCACCAATAGCATCTAGTTTCCAACTTGGTTCATCTTTCCAACTATATTTTTTATGTAAACGAATATAATCAAGTGATTCAACCCCTACAATATCAACATATTGATTTTGTTTAAAGAAATATTTAGAGAATTTTTTAGATTCTACTTTACCCAAAGGCGATAGGTGATCAGCAAATTCTTTACCAATAGTATTACACATTCTATAGTATAAATAAGGTATATCAAAGTAATCTGAATTGTAACCTATTAATATGTCAGGATCTATATCTCTAATTGTTTCAATAAATTTAGCCAGTAATTGGCTTTCTGTGTTACAAGGGATAATTTCTTTATTTTTAGCCTTAGTATGTTTAAGTTGATTTTTTTTATCAAGAATTAAAATATGCCAAGTATTAGGTGTTTTATCCCACCAAGCTATTGAAGTAATAGGCATAGGAGCACTTTCGATATAATCTTCAGTTAATGCCCCTCCAATTTCACACTCAATATCAAAAAATACTTCTCTATGTCCTGTAGAAGGTACATCATTAACTCCATATCTTTCAACTAGAAATTTTTGATGTATCTTCATATCATGGAAATGAAGACCAGGAGTATTTTTATCACTATAATTGGGATTTTTAGAATAAAACCAATTATTAGTATGTTTTAAATATTCTCCATTTAATCCAACATTAGTATGTTCTTCTTCCTTACATTCTTGGTATGCTATATTTTCATAAGGAATAATTTGGTGTCCCTTTTCATCCCAAAGGTGCATTTCCCAAACATTGTGTCCTAATTTTTTACCTTGATAACACTTCTTATACATTAAATAAAGGTTGCAGGTTTATGAAATTTATTTAATTCTTCTCCTGTAAAAAACTGAGTTAAATCAGGTCTATAATAATTAATTGATTTCATTACTTTACGATCACGTGTTCTATATACTACGAATCGGTCTTCGACCTGTTCAAAGTGACATGGCTCATTTTGTTCTTTAGAGCGGAGGGTGACAGTTTCCATGGCTTCCTCTTTAGTGCTACAAGACTTCGACATATTGCTGCCTTGTACTTCTTGATATGCAGGCCATATCTTATCTTTAAGGCCGTGTAGCATAGTACCGTTCCCAAGGGAAACGTAAGCAATATCACACAAAGCATCCAAAACTTCCACGATGTCTCCGTTTTCGCAAGCCTGTCTATATTCTTCCAATTCTTCAAGTACAAAGTCGTATACGAATTGCCATTCCTTCTTTTCTGGTATTGTTGGCTCATAGTTATTCGGTTTATTAAACGTGCGGTTAAAAGTTTCTACTTCATTAACAAAGGGCACGTCGGCTTTGCTAAATAATTCTAATTGTTTACCCATTTTTATTCATTTTATTTTGAAATTTCATAAATGATCCCTCTTTATCATTGGTTAACCCTCCTATGGTATGTAATTTACTATCTTCTTCTGACCATACCACAGAATTATCTTCTCTTTCAGCAAATTCTTCAAATTCTTTACTTTGTAGGTAATCTTGCATTGGTTTTGCATTATACATTTCCCAAGGGTAAATTAACCACTCATCTCCTTCATGTAATTCAGACCATAAATTTGGTTTAAAACAAGAAGTATGAGGTTTATAATGTAATACTGCTGAGTAAACACCAGGTGCTTTTTCTAAAGTAACTCCACTATCTGCTATATCATCTATTACTAGAGTATTTTTTCCTATTATATCTACATAAGGTAAATCTAACTTATGAGATATCATAACTGCGGGAATTAATCCCCCTCTAGCTATACCGTGTACTGAATCTACTAAAGGTAATTCGAATGGGATTTTTTTACATAAGTCATCTACTAAATAACTAATATCATCCCAACTTAATTTTAATTTATTTTTTTCTATTCTTAACATAACTATATATTGTGTCCACCATTGTTAATTTTTAAACTATCAAAGAATTCTTTGCGAGCTAAATTCTTATTATCTTTAAATACACCTGATGCTTTAGTAGTAACCATTGCTGCACCTTGGTGTTTAACACCTCTACAACTTACACAATTATGTGTTCCAACTATAGTTACAATTACACCTTTATTTCCAGCTGTAATTTTGTCTACAGCATTATGAATCGCTGATGTTAATTGTTCTTGAATTGCCCCTCTTCTTCCAAATAATTCTACAATTCTATTTAACTTAGATAATCCAATTACTTGACCACCTTCTCCTGCAATATAACCAATATGAACAACACCTCCAATTGTTTGGTGATGATGAGAACACATTGAAGTTAGTGGTATATTACGTTCAATAACAATACCATCATAACCATCTGATGGGAATGAGGTAATAGGAGACATAGCTGTGTATCTACCAGCCCATAAATCATTTACATAAGCTTTAGCTACTCGTCTAGGTGTTTCCATTGAATTGGGGTCATTTCTCCAATCACATTTTAAAGCATCTAAAAACTTACCATAAGCTTTTTCTGCTTGATTAATCATTTTTTGTTTTTCTTTATCTGTAAAAGGGAATCCTTCAGCAACACCATTCGCAAAACCAACTTGTACAACTTCTAATTCTTCGTGAACTTTTCTACGTTTATTCTCCATTTATATAACTTTTTAATTTATCTATTAATACTAATACATCATCTGGCTCCATAGTTATAGCACAGCATGTATTTACATTTTCTTCTATTTCTTCTAATATACGAAGGGCTTCTTGCTTATCCACTATACTTCGCGTTGGTCTTCAAATGCAATAATATGAGGTCTCCATGTCATTCTATAGCCATTATCTCTTACCCAATCAAATAATACTGGGTATGACTTAAATAATGCTTCTCTAGAATCACCAGCAGGCATAAACCATACTTTATCAGGAGATACTTCTAATTGAGCTAAACAATCCATAATTTCAGCTAATGCTCCCTCATCTTTACCATCCCATACAGGTTTAATATGATAATCAGAATGATAAGCAATTGATTGTTTCATTGCTTCATAATTTAATCTTTTAGAATTATGTTTTTTAATCATTCTTTCATCTGTAACTCCTCCTTGGGGTGTTGCTACACCTAACTGTGGAACAGAATTAGAAAACTTAGGGCTAATAGATAACAAATTAATAGGGTAATCTGTGGGTAAGAAGTGACTACCTTCAGTTTCGATAGTAATGAATATATCATTTTCATGTGCAAAGTGTGTTAGTTCATTTACTAAAGCTGGATGCATAGTAGGAGATCCTCCTGTAAGCATCATTTCTTTTATATGAGGATTATTCTCATAAGCTTTAATAATATCATTAAACGAATATTGGCCTTTTTCTGGATGGATACTTGTGTACCAACTATCACACCAACCACCTTCACCGAAATAACATCTGTGAGTGCATCCTGTTGTTCTAATTACTACTGTAGGGTATCCTGCTCTAGAGCCTTCAGATTGGACTGCAGTATAAACTTCTACAATCGGGAGGTTTTTATCGTAATCCTCAATACGTTTCAATTGTTTGTGCATATTGTTAATTTTTTTAAGTGGTTTTTCATTCACTATTATAACTTATTCGCTGTAATAAGCAGCATTTTTTCCATGTTCCGCAAACTTAACTTTAGTAACTCTTACTCTACCTTCAGTTTCAGTTTGAACAAAACTATTTAATTTAGTATAAATATATTCAGCAAATTTTTCTGCACCAGTAGCTGGAATTACTCTAACTTGGGCTACTCCAACTGCATCCATTTGTTTAAATGCTTCTACTTCAGGGTCATCTTCTGCAATAATCATAGTATGATCAAACATATAGTCCATCCATGCTTTAGGTTGTTTACCATCAATTAAAGTTTTAGCACGTTTCATACCTCCAAAATCCCAAACCCAATTTCTTTCGTCTAATTCACCTTCAAAATATACTTTAAAAGATATCCCATAGCCGTGTACAAATCTACAGTGTGTTGTTGTTGCTTTCCATTGACGAAACACTGTACTAAATCCGTCAAATACCTTACTTGATTGAAATTTACCCATTATAAAAATTTAAAATTGTTTCATCTGGTTGTACTCCTACCATTCTACTTAATTCAGTACCATTTCCATCTACTAATACTAAAGAAGGTACACTTCTAATTCCATATTTCATAGATAAATCTTGATTTGAATCAATATCAATTTTTCTATAATTAATTTGGTTTGATAATTTTTCCATTCTAGGAGCTAAAGCTTTACATGGACCACACCATGAAGCTGTAAAGTAAAGGATTGTTTTCATTTATTTAAAATTTAATTTATTTATACTAATTCTTCGTATATTCCAATTATTTCACTCAATATAAGTAAAATAACTGCAATTGGCAAGCTTACTAATAAAGTTCCGTATCCAAAAATACGAATTGCGGATTTAATAAAGCTTACTATTTGATGTTTTTTTGCATCTGGGTATTTCATAACTTACTATTTTTAAAATTTGTTATCCCGACAGGTCTCGAACCTATACTCTTCTGGACCAAAACCAGACGTGTTACCAATTACACCACGGGATATTTAACCATTAAGCGTATTCAGCA